TGGGAGGCCACCAAAGCTTTCTTGGAAAGCAAACGCAACGAGGCTGGCATTGTTTCCGATGAGGATCATGCGACCCATGAAAAAATGGAAGCCGAAGTAATGGCTATGACCCGTGAAATTGACAAACTGGAAAAGCAACATGAGTTTGATTCCAAATTTATTGTTGCCGCTATAGACAAACCCATACTTAACCAGCCTACGGGAAGCCTCAGTGCCATTAATTCCTTCTCCTCAACGGAGCGTGGCACAGGCCGCGCATCTGCCGAATACACCACTGCTTTTTGGAATGCCATGCGGAAAAATATCATCGTGTCTAACGATTTGGCCATCGGCACGGATTCCCAAGGCGGTTACCTTGTTCCCGATGAATTCCATCGCAAGTTGATTGAGGCATTGGAAGAATACAACATCATGCGGCGTATTTGCCGAGTAATCCGCACATCCAGCGGCGATTTGCAGATCCCTGTGGCGGCCTCTCGCGGTTTAGCTTCTTGGGTTGATGAAGCCGGGGAAATCCCCACAAGTGACAGTACCTTTGGGCAAGTTACGCTTAGTGCGTACAAACTGGCCACGATGATTAAGGTTTCCCATGAATTGTTGAACGACAGCGCGTTTCCGATAGATTCCTTCTTGGCTACGGATTTTGGGCGGCGCATGGGAACTCTGGAAGAGCAAGCCTTCATCGGTGGCGATGGCACGAAAAAGCCTACAGGATTTTTGGAGTCGGCAGAAGTGGGTATTACAACCGACAGCGACACCAATATCACTTTTGATGATGTAATGGATTTATATCACAGTCTTAAATCGCCATACCGCAACAGGGCTGTATTTATCGCAAATGATTTGACCATAAAAGCACTCCGCAAGCTGAAAGACAGCAACGGCCATTATTTGTGGAATCCCTCTGTTGTTTCCGGCACTCCCGACACCGTGCTGGGCAGGCCGATTTATATGTCAAACTTCATGCCGCAAATTGAAGCTGATGCAAAAGCGATGGCATTTGGTGACTTTTCGTTTTACTGGATTGCAGACCGCACAGGCCGCACCTTCCAACGGTTGGATGAGTTGTTTTCCGCAACAGACCAAGTGGGCTTCAAAGCTACTCAACGTGTGGACGGAAAGTTAATACTGCCGGAGGCCGTGAAGGTACTGCAAATGGGGGCATGATTATATGCCAAGAAAAGCTAAAGTAGCTGAAATGGATTTGCTAACAAAGGTCAAGGCAAATCTAATTGTAACGCATAACGAAGATGATGCGTTAATTGAATCATTTATCAAGGCGGCGGTGGATTATGCAGAAACATTCCAACATATGGAAAGCGGAACATATGCATCAAATCCCATGCCGCCTTCCACCGAGCAGGGAGTAATTATGCTTGCATCCCATTTTTACGAAAGCCGGGATGGGTCTACTGCCGGATTTTATGCCGACAGCGCACAGGGCAGTCAGCAAGTATGGAACACGGTCAATATGTTGTTTCGGCTGAACAAGAAATGGCTGGTGTAAAAAATGGCGTTAGGCAAAATGACAAACAAAAGTCAAACTGTAGCACAAACATAAAGCACCCATGTACTGATAACGATAATGTCCGCTGGCGAAATATTAATCGCCATGCGGATATTTTTGTATCCCAATATCTCAATTATATATGAAAAACTGCTTCGTATATCGGACAAACAGCAACGCATATCATGTACAATTACATAAATCGCGAGGCGTATTATGGAAATTTACCATAAGCATCAAATTAATATGTTGCGCGGAAAAGGCGCAACATACGCAGATATTGCAACAAAACTTGGACTTTCGGAAAATACGATAAAATCGCACTGCCGCAGAAATAATATCAGCACATCGTTTGAAGTTTGCGCAGAATGTGGAGTGCAACTCGTTCATTTACCTCACAAAAAACGCAAACGATTCTGCTCCGATAACTGCCGTATGGCATGGTGGGCAAAGAACCCGGAAGCGCGAACTCGTAAGGCTGAATATAGTTTTGTTTGCAATCAATGTCAAAAGCCATTTACAGCTTACGGCAACAATAAGAGAAAATATTGCACAACAGCTTGCGCCGTAGCCGCAAGAGGCAAAGTACATATAGAAACAATGCAAGAGCCACACAACTAAAGATAGATTTACGTTAACGTCATGTATATTTTTTGATGCAAAAATTGTTGTGGGGTGGATATTTTGAAAACAATTATAACCGTAAAACGGAAATTTTATGATGACGCACAATATACTGTTCTTCAAATAATGGAGCGGCTTATTATGCAAGCGGCAGAGCGAGAAATGCGGGTAATTAGCCATGAAACTCCACTTGATGTGTCGGCAAAAAAGAGCGAACATGGTCGTACAACTACCTAATTTAAGGAAGGGGTACGAGATATGCAAGAGCATAAAATAACGGCACTTTACACAAGAATTTCCAAGGACGATGAGCAACAAGGAGATTCCAACTCAATCGCATCACAAAAATTAATGCTTTCACGCTACGCTGAAGAAAATGGTTTTCTAAATCTTACCTTCTATGTGGATGACGGTTTTACAGGCACAAATTTCCAAAGACCTGGTTTCCAAGAAATGATGGCCGCTGTTGAAGCCGGAAAAGTGTCCACGATAATCGTAAAGGACATGAGTCGTTTTGGGAGAAATTACCTTCATGTTGGCCTTTATACCGAGGAGATGCTCCCTCGCGCCGGAGTGCGTTTTATCGCCATCAGTGATGGGGTAGATAGTAGTCAGCAGTCTTTGGATAACGATATTTTGCCGTTTCGCAATATAATGAACGAAATGTATGCAAAAGATACGTCAAAGAAAATAAGGGCGCAGAAGCGGTCTGCGGCATTGGCCGGGGAGCGTTTGGGTGGCTGGCCGCCATTCGGATATTTAACTGACCCCAACGACCGCAAAAAATGGATTATTGATAGGCCATGCGCAGAAATTGTGCGAGAAATTTATGATTTGTTCTTGTCGGGAAATTCCCTATGCAATATCGCAAAGATACTCAATAATCGTTGTATTATAACGCCATGCCAACGAAAAGAGCAAATTGGGAACAACTGCGGCGCGGCAACTGCACACATGGTTATTCGTAGGGTGTGGACAGCTAATGCCGTCATTCAAATTTTGGAACGCAGGTCATATATTGGAGACACCGTTTCGTCTATGACAACGACAACGTCATACAAAGATAAACGCCGCATCCAAGTGCCGAAGGAGTCGTGGGTAATCACCGAAAATACCCATGAGCCAATCATAAAGCGAGAAACTTGGCTTGCTGTTCAAGAAATGCGAAAAAAGGGTAAAAAAAGGCCAAATAAAGATGGCAAAACACTGCCACTTCATGGATTAATATTTTGTGCAGATTGTGGTTCGCGGGCTTACTACACGAATAAAAAAGCATATAACTGCGGTAGATATAAAAATTCAAAAAGGCACTCCGGGATTGACCCCTGCGCTTCACATCATATAATGTATCCTACATTGGAAAAGTATGTGCTTAAAGATTTACGAGAACTTGTCGCTTTTGTAAAAAACCACGAAACAGAATTTATCGCAAAAGCGGAAAGCCTCGCAAGCGAACAAATGGCAAAAACAGCAAAGGATGCCACAGCAGAATATGAAAAAGTTACTGCAAGGATTGAGGAAATTGACCGCACAATAAATTTCCTATATGCCGACCGCACCAGCGGCATCCTTCCTGCAGAGCGGTTCGCTAAAATGCTGGGCGAACTTGAGGCAGAGCAGAAGGCTTTGATGGGGGAATCTGCCGCGCTAAAGGCCAGTATTGACTCTCAAGCGAACGTCGGAAACAATGCCAAGAAATTTGTTGCATTGGTTAGGAAAACATCAGAGATAACAGAATTGACACATGAAATCGCTGGAGCATTCATACATAAAATTTACTTAGGCAAACCCGAACGCATAAATGGCGAACGGCATCAAACAATTGAAATTGAATATAACGCCATCGGCAAAATAGAAATGTGACAGCGGCCTCTCGGAGAAGCCGCTGTTTTGGTTAGTAGCTATGTAAATTCGACAATTTCACGATTACTAAAAAATGCACCCATATAGTTTTTTAGAAAACTTGTAACACTTTGTCGTGTAACACAAAAGGAAATCGAACCAGCGCGATATTGCAAAAGCGAAAGAAGCGATAACCCCAAGAATGCCGCAATATCGGGCTCAAATAAGGTTTCCTTATCTACTATCACCATAGGGAATGTGAGGTGACAATTGTGGTGCGGCAGGAAGAAAGTGCATTATTATTTACAACAAAGGCAAATACACTCCTGTATTTAAAAAACAAACTTACACTATCCAAAGTGTTAGATTTATATTGTTTTTCTGTAGCTGACTATCATCACAACGCTGATAGTATCTTTTGTGACGTTTCCAGCATGTTTTCAGATAGTGTGATTGTAAGAAGTTCCACAAGTTCTGAAGATCAAGATTACACCAATGCAGGGCACTACCAAAGTGTGCAAAATGTAAACATAGCCAGCAAAGAAGATTTTTATAGTAGTGTTGAGAAAGTAATTAAATCGTATCAAAAAGACAAACTTGGTGATACAGAGCAAATATTTGTTCAAAGACAATTAAGCGGTGTGATTTTATCTGGAGTAGCCTTTTCATGCGAACCGACAAATAGAAAGCCTTATTTTATGGTTAATTTTGATGAATCTGGCTCCACAAATTCTGTAACCGCAGGTGAATCAAAAAGGCTTATGTATATTGCGCGTGATTTTCACAAGGAATGTAACAATATAAACTCTAAATTGTGTGAGGCATTTTTAGAGGTTGAAAATACTTGCAAATGTTTTGGTGTTGATGTTGAATTTGCAATTCTTGAAAATAATGACATCTATGTGCTTCAAGTGCGGAAATTAAAGATGTTTGATTCATCTTCTTTGTTGTCACAAGAAAATCAAAATAGAGTGCTTCAGATAAAGAATAGTCTGAAAAATAAATATGCGTTGGATGTTGAATTGTTATCCGATATGGCTTTTTGGAATCCATCAGAAATCATAGGGGATGCACCGCATCCACTTGATTACTCTCTGTATGAATATTTAGTAACGGATAGTGCGTGGAATGACGGAATTTCCAGCATGGGATATTTTGATACGAAAGATAGGCTTATGTTGCAAATAGGAAACAAGCCGTTTATAAGGCTTCAAGTAGCCTTTAACGCATTAACTCTAACGAAGATAAATAGTTCTACTAGACATAAACTTGTGAATCACTACTGTAATTTAGTGGCAGAAAAACCTGCTCTTCACGATAAAATTGAATTTGAGATTGCCTTAACTTGTTTTGATTTTTCTACACCAGAGAAGATTCAAGGTTTGCTTAACTACGATTTTACTAAAAATGAAATCGTAGCAATAAGCACGGCACTATATGAAGATACACTCAATAATATAAAACGGTTTGACACCGTTTTAATTGAGGATTTAAGAAGTTTGGATAACCTTAATGAAATTTTAAATTTGCAAAAACAAAGTATTAACAGTAATAGTCTTGAAGGTTTAATTAGTGCAATTAACAATCTTTTGGTTGCGCTAAAGAAATACGGAATAACCACCTTCGCACGCCAAGCTAGATATGCTTTCATTGCTCAGTCGCTGTGCTTATCAATGGTAAAAAACAATCTGTTAGAAAAATCAAAATTGGAAAGCTTCATGCGTACAATTAAAACCATCACCGGCATAATGAAAGATGACATACTTCTGTTTGGCGAAAACAAAATTTCATACAAAGAACTGGAAGATAAATATGGGCATCTTCGCGAACAGACGTATAACATTTGTTCTCCAACCTATCAAAGTATTGGGTTTTCTAATGTATTAAATTTAGAAAGCCGCTCCAGCTTATTGCAAAACTCGTTTGATGAAAAGCAAATTCTTGGAGTATGTTACCCAAATACAGAAATTGAACTTACTAAATTTATTAAAACCGCAATTGCACAGAGAGAATGTTTTAAGTTTGTTTTTACTAAAACGC